TTATATTTTCTGAGGGGTCTTTCATTTGAATCCCATTTGATGAAGTTTCGTAAACATCTCTTTAACGCTTATCTTGACAGCCGGGAAGAAATACGGTTGATGACTGTTGTTAACTTTTCTTACCCCACGACCTTTAAACTGGATGGCGTAATCAATTAACTCTTTAGGTACATATACTTTATTACCCGTGCCAAACTCAACATAAGGAGCATATTTTACATTAACTCCTTTACCCGCTCCACCGGCCCAAACCTCTGCACTCATTCCCGCACCTGTTGCATTAGTACCCACTGAGGCACGTAAGAATCCATAACGGACAGGGGCCAGACGCATTGCCCTGCGAACAATATTAGTACACGTGGCAAATACGGCCCTCTGGCACTGAGAAGTATTTTCTGCTGATAACTTCGTGGTCCAGCGTTTAAACTTCATCATCTCTGACTGAGGCAATATGATAAAAGGTTTAGACATACGCCAACACTTTAAAATCATCCAACTTATCAGAAGGAAGTACCGAATGAATCGTATAAAATTCATCATTCCACTTTATCCGGTAATCAGGGCTTAATGTGTAATCAGTCCTTTTCCTTATTTCAAACTCCACGGCCCTGCGATAGATAACGCCCCCATTATCCAAGCTACGGGAACCCGACAGGAAACGTGCGGAAGCCCACTCATAATAAGTGTCGGTCCAGGTGTTAACTCCCCCGCCCTGCCCGTCATCTGTTCTTGTAGCTACCTGAACAGTTAGATAATGTCTGCGTTTTCCGATCATATCCAAAGTTTTTTACGATAAGGGGCTGCCAGTACCTTGCTTTCATTACTCAGTACCGTTAAACCCCCGGTTGTTATGTTTTCCCTTAGTTCGTAATCAGTAGCCACCTGTTTCAGAATAGCCAGCTTCAGATCCCCCGGTAGTGTTTCCGTAGCTGCATTACCATAACCGGCCTTATACTCTACCCTTATAGAGTTAACATATACCATACCCGACGACCAGTAAGATGTTATCTTGATGATGGCATCCTGATCACCCATGACATAGTAATCACTGTTAAGAACTAACTCCTCCTCATTTCCCTCGTGATCTATCCTGTATATCTTGTCAATCGATATGATAGGCCCGTAAGGAAGCTCTATTACATTGTCTTTCGGTGTCTGTACCCATGTACAGTGAATAGTCTTCTCAGCAAAGGAGCATGATGTGTATTTCTCAAGCATCCTGCGGGCAGAAGTGATAAGGATAGGCCACAAGGTATCATCAGCACTATCTTGTACCTTGCAGTAAAGTTTTGCCTCTGCTACCGACACAGGCTCAGTCACTATGTCTGTTATAACCCTTGTTTGTAAGTTTCTCATCTCTCTTTGTTTGGTCCGCTTTCGCCTTTATACTCGTCAACAAGCCCTCTAAGCCTCATAGACTTAAACCTCCGCTCCGGCAAGTCAATAATATCGCCCTTATAGTAATGCCCTGTCATGCCCTCGCAGTCTTTCATAACAATAACCCGTATATGCCCTTCCGGAACGGGAACCCCCCTTTTGAAAACCTTTTTCTCGAAGAACTTCTGAACATCAAACTTTTCAGAACTAACCTCGTCAATGATGATAGGTTTTACCCTTTTACCTTTTTTCATATCTTCCTTTCGTATATGTCAAACAGAAAATCTTCAAACCCTTTCAGTTCTTTAACTCTCTCCGCTTCGATAGCCTTAAACCTTTCGGTACATTTCTTACTCTGCTCTTTATAAACCTCCGGGTCATCCAGTTTCTTAATAGCCTCGACCCATTCTGCAGGTTTATCCGCATTACAGAAGATTCCCGCCTCACCTAAGCTCTCCTTTAGTCCCGGAGTAGGGGCAGCGATAACCGGAATGCCTGAAACTAAAGCCTCAACAGCCGTCCGCCCGTAGCTCTCGTAAAGGGAAGGCATCAATAAGATCCTTGTCTGGGAGTAGACTTTCTTCATGTCCGGGGTGTTATCCATATAAGTCACGTTTTTAATGGCCTCTTTCTCCTGTTTGCCATAACCACCCTCGACACCTAAAAAATCCCTGTCCGGCATCATTCTCGCCACCTGCTGAAAAGTTGCAGTCCCTTTGCGGTGAAAGAGGTTAACAAGGGTGAGCTTAGAGCCTCGCTTACCTACTTTGTACCGTTTCCCATCTATTGGCGGATGAACCACCACACCCGGACAGGGATAATTCATATCTTTCTTCGTGTACTCTGAATTATAAACTACATACCGCCTGACCTGGGGTTTGTACTTTAGAATATTCATCGGGTTCGTGTTGTGAACCACAAAAACGAAAGGCTTCTTGTAAAGCTCACACAGGTTAAAAGCCTTCCCCGCCCTGTCAAGGTGTGAAATGATAATATCAGCGTTCTTAACAAACTCCCTGTTACCGGGATAGAAGTCGCCTTTTACATTCACACCCTCAAACTCATAATCTTTAATCCCGGTAATCGGAAGCAAAACATCAACGCTGTGGCCCTGATCCACGAGATACTTATTCATCTCGTGTACCATCCATTCAGCCCCTGCGTGGTGCAGTGGCGGGTAAGCGTGTATCAGATTCAAAACTTTCATAAGCTCTTTTATAATATTTATTCGAAAATATGTCGTAATAAACATACCTCCCGACAAAATCACTGTAATCCTTTCTTTGGTAACTAATCATCGGCATAGTCATATAAAACTCCCGGTGAGGTGCGATCCTGCGGTACCATTCGTCCGCTATCCTTATATTCGAATTAGGGTAGTTCTCAATAATAAAATCAATGAACTTAGCACTCAGTAACGTGGCGTGCATCAGCCATGCCCCGTTAACCCTTGCAAGGTGTTCACTGTGCCGGGCGATAGGTGCTTGCAGGTTAGCCCCCAGGTACAGCAGGTCATAACTCTGCGGTAACTCTGCGACAGCCTTTGGAAACACCTCGTCAAATTCATCCGTAAACTCAAAATCATCTTCAAAGAACATCAGGGGTTCGCCCTGAAACATTTTCAACATCTTCAGCCAATCGGTCATATAACCTTTATAGCTGTCTTCGTGGTTCTGTACCGTCGTGTAATGTGTAACCCTTTCAACTTTTCCCTGCAATATCTCTTTGCATCTTGCCCATCTGTCTTTACGAGCTTTCAATCCGATTACACACACATTAAAATCAATCATAAGAAAGAAAATAAAGGGGGGAAGCTCACCCCCCTATAATGTTATGCTGATCCGTTAGCCAGAGCAGCAGCGAATGTCCCGTAGATGAATCCTTTCGGACGATAAACAGCCACAGTAAGTCTTTCGCTGATCCTGACAGTAACCATACCTTTTATGAAGTTGTCCTCATTGGTATTTGTCATCTCAAGTGTCATCTGCCTGCGGTCAAAAACCTGAGCAGCACCACCGTCACCAACAAGGAAGTCACCTGCTGTGATAGCTGAAGAAACGATTATCCTCACACCGTCAAGCGATATGTCACCGTTACCCATGAAGATCCAGGGCTGGAGGTAATTGCCATTATCATCCTTTGCCAACTTGATCTTGAGGGCATCAGTCGGGTGGATAAGGGCAAATGTCGGGTTGTACTCCGAAGTCCTTACCTGCTTCATGGCAGATACCAGAACATCAATCTCAGTGATGTCGCCATCAGCCAGTTCATCGGTGTAAGCAGTAGCGTTAGCGGTAAGACCTGACAGGTTAAAGCCCTGACCGTCACCATAAAGGAGCTGATAGTTCTCTTTCAGCTTCAGTTTGCTCGGAAGTCTCAGAGAGATGTAAGAATTAAGCCCTTCAACGTCTTCAAGCATTTCCTCTGAAACGATTATGTAAGCGGTGATCTTCCTTACAGTTGCGGTTGCAAGCTTCAGGTCAAAGTCACTCTGCTTGTACTCCTTACCCTCCTCGGTTACATCTGTAGAATCAGTAAGAGCGTGTTCAACAACATACTCAATACTGTTGGAGTTAGTCGTTCCAGGGGCGATCAGATCACGTACCCTGAAAGTAGTATCCGGGTCAAACTTGATACCGGGGACGTGCTGGGCCTGCACGACAGCAGTACTCTCGAAAGAGTTGGCCTGTGTCATGTCGTCAACCGTCTTCAGTTCAATCTCACCCGTACGGCCCTTCTCCTGCAGGTAACTCCTGATAGAGCCGTTACCCTTTTCCTTCAGGTGTACAAGTACCTCTTTCACGCTGTCGGCGAATCCCTTTTTGGCTTCTTTTGAGCCGAAAGGCAGACGCTGTATCTTCGTGTCGATGTTATCAAGCTGTTCCTGTATCTTCAGGAATTTGTCAGCCATTGCATTGTGCTTATCCATGTCAGGTTTCAGTTCTGCCATGACAGCATCCTTTACCTCTTTGCTGTAATCAGCCCACTTCTTAGAATGAGCTTCCAGCTTCTTGTCGATCTGCGATCCGAGATCGTCAAGTTCCTTTTTGAATTTTTCCAGTTCTTCCATTAAATTTTAATTTTTGATTTAAAAATGTTCGCAAGCAATTGCCCGTCAATTGTGAATTTTACATCAATCGGCTTTTGAGTGGAAGAATCCGGCTCCATAAGTGAGTCAATGACTAATTGCTTCAATTGGTTCAGTTGTATCTCAAGCTCCCGTGCGGTGTCATCGGTATAAGTACCTTTGACAGCCGATTCGAGGGCTTTGATCTTTTCAATTATGTTATTAAATGTTTTTCCTTTACTTCCTTCGGTTTTGACAGTTGATACAAGGGCCTCCATATTGGCTCCCCATCCTACTGTAGAACCCTCCCATAGCTTCAGTTCAACAAGCTTCTGAATCCTCTCTTTTCCGCTTTCATCCACTTCCCTTTTGACTATCTGATAGCCTATGGAGTGTTCTGTTAATACCTTATCCCGGTAAAGCTGAAGAACATCCTTGCCGAGTGAGGTTTCTGAGATCTTCGATTCAAAATATAATCCATGCTTGTCCTCTTTCAGAATTTTAGGTTTGGCAAGTATCTTCGATGGGTCGTGCATATACAAGTGGAGGATGCGGGGCTTCGAGCTATCAGGGCCATTTTCCCGTATAGTCTTTTTGAATGCACCGGGTAATACTACATCCCCGTCACTATCAAGAACATTAAAGACAGAGAAATAGCCGGTTATAATTCCCGTTTGAACGTCCACATCCTTGATCGCCCCGTCCAGTACATTCTTTGTCAGATAATAGTTTTCCATATCTTTATTTCTTTACCATCCAATTACACCAAAACTCAGTGCGCAACGACAGTTCACTGTTTCCTCGGCTCCGCCTGCCGGATCACCGGGATGCTGCATATTATACATACCTACCTGAAAAGTCTCATTCATCATTTTCGGATTCTGTGCCTCGACTGCCATGTGAGTATCCCGGCTCCGAGAATCGAACGTGGGAATCCAATATTTCTGTAGTGCCTCACCCGTTGCCTTCGCCCCCTCCATACTGCCAAGATTAGAGGCTGTCATTATCTCAGTCCGGGCAATCCTTAACGCCCGCCATTGATTGTACTGTATTCCCTGATCTATCAGCCCCCTCTTTATCCTTGTCGCTGTCTCGTAAGCACCTAACCCCTCGGTAACTGACTGTTCAAGCACCCCGTTGATGATACGCCCTGCTGTCTCGACAGAAGTATTGTTAACGGATTCAATACGTTTCCAAAGGCGATTTTTGACATAGTGCCTCAGATAGTTATACCATGTGTCCTCTTCCTTGGTCAATAGGTCAGGATCAAAGCCCTTAAGCCTATTGTACTGTTCCCGTGCGAAGTCAGCCCCGACAAGGGTATAAAGCTGTTCATAACGCTTGCTTATAGCATCAGGGGTTATTGTGTCAAGTAATAACCTACTGTTGTAATTCTGCTCATTGATCTTTTCCGCTAATTCCCTGAACTGTCTATTTAGAGTAATACGGAACAGGGAGGCGAACTTACTTTCATAGCTGTCCCGCCTCCGTTGTATGGCTCTCCAAATAGCCCTGTTATTCCGTATATATGTAGCAGTTGTCACAGTCCTAATTTCTTTTCTTCTTCTTCCAGTTGTGCATCCGTTACCATGCTTTGAGACATTGGCATCAAGCCCGACGGCACCCAGTATTCGTTCATCATCGGATTGGTTTCATCAGCTGAGAATCCAAGTAAATCACGCTTTTCATTAAGAGTCAAAAAATAGATGGAAGATAATGCGGTTGCCATCATCTGTAAGTCATCCTGTAACTCAGAAATCATCGAAGCGTCATAGTCAGCATACAGCCCCGGATATTTCATTGCGATAAACTGATTCAAGGCATCCCTGAATTGATTTAAGGCCGGTAATACTGCGTTGGTATATACCGCACTCCCTGCCTCTTTCGTGTTCGAGTAAGTTTTATTTGCAGCGTCATTGAACAGTTCCGAGGGTACATGATAGATATTACACAATGCCCTTAAATCCATTCTGTCGCTCTCGATGATGTTCAGATCCACGGGTGACATACCCATCTGTTGCCATTTCAGAGTCGCAGATGTTACAATGTTCTTTCCCCTGTTAGCCGGTCCCCCTACCTTCTCCCTGAGACGGCTCTCTATCATGTCGGCCTGTTCATCTGTTAATGCTGTATCTTTCTCTGCCGATATGATCCCAAAGGCACCCTGGTTCTGCAAGGCACCTACTGAACTATCAAAGGAAGCATTACTCTTTGTGACAAGTCTTAATGAGGCCCTCAGAGGTGACAGCCCGACAAGGTTCTGTCCGTTGAAATATTCCGGTGTCCAGTA